TCAANAAGAAATTGCCCGAGAATGTGGTTTTATTTCCGTTACAAAGGATAAAACGTTATGTACATCACACTACCCGAAAGCCCCGTAAGAAAAATTTATAAGTGTGGTAATTGTAATAATTACCATTTCAAATTCTTCGACCCTAAACACGACAGAACATATACCCCTGATGAATGGGAGCAAATTATGACTGATGGCAGAGAATCATTAGATAAAGTTTTGCAGCTTAGACGTGAAGATCCTAAATTTTTTGGTTAAACACGCATCTCTATAGATGTTTTCTACCAAGTAGTTACACTTTCTTTTTTATCAGAGTACCAAGTAACAAGGTAACAAGGTAATACATAGCAGAATACTTACCTTTTTTGTTACTTACAAGGTATTTTATAGGTAATGCAAAGTAATGAAAATACAAAGAAAACTCGATTTTACTAGGTTTTCCCTTAAAAATATATTATCTTGTAAAAAACATCTATAGAATATGAACGATATAACTGAAGCTCCATTACCAGACGCATTATCTGATTTACTGTTTGATAAGAACATAACACAGAAGCAGCGTAAGTTTATTCTGTTGTTTGTCCATTCCGAAGGTTTGAAAACAGGCACACAGTGTGCAATAGAAGCTGGGTATGCACCTGGTTCTGCGAAGGTACGGGCATCAGAGCTACAAAACCCTGACAGATACCCACTTGTTGCAAAAGCTATTGATGCAGAAAGACGTGCCTCTGTTGAAAGGTACAAGTGTAGTCAAGAGAGATCCTTATCTACATTGGCTAGGATTAGAGATCAGGCGTCCGCTGCTGGAAATTATAATGCTGCAGTAGCTGCAGAAACCAGGCGTGGTCAGATAGCTGGGTTGTATGTAGACAAGAAAGAAATTCTTACAGGTACAATTGATTCAATGTCTAGAGATGAGGTAGAGAAAAAACTACAGGATCTAAAAGAGCAGTACAGTATTGAATCTACGTTTGAGGAGATAAAAGAATTAGAAAATAAAGGTTGACTATAAAATAGAATGGGACTATATAGGTTTTAGAAAGAGAGGAAGCTATGCACATAGATAAATACGTAGTTAATAACATTGGTTCAATGTGGACAAATGGTAAAAGAAAGAAGAATGCAATATTAGGTACAATTGATGGTTTAGACATAAGTTTTAAAAACTTAGTGCCGTTGTTAGAACAGTGGAATGAATCTGTTAATGGTGAATGGTCTGACAGAAAAGTTGAGTTAGTAATTAATGTTAAGGAGGAGGACAGATAATGAATTTAGTTAGACCAGATGAGTATGAATATAATATGTTACCTATGACAGATGAGTTGTTTTGGAATCGTGTTAGTTGGTTGATACAAGCTATGACAAGAGCAGAGGATTTTCAGTTTCGTGTCATGTGGTACAATAAACTACAAGAGTTAATGAGGCACACACCATGATGCAAATTATTGTATTGCTTTTAGGACTAGCGTTAGTAGTTCATTGGAAATTGTTTTTGTTTGGATCTATATTTTATTATTATTTTGGTTGGCCTTTTTGATCCCATAGCTCAGATGGTAGAGCAATTCACTTTTAATGAATGGGTCGCAAGTTCGAGCCTTGCTGGGATCACCATATGAAACCAGAGACTAAGTTTTGGAAACTCGTAAAGCAAAAAACAGAACATAAAATACATTGGACTCGTATTGAATCTTGGGCAGGTCAAGGTATACCAGACTTGTTTGGTATCTCAGAAGGCATCAACGTTTTTGTTGAGTTGAAAGTAACCAAGAGTAATTCATTGGGGTTATCTCCTTTTCAAATGTCGTGGCATTACAACCATATTTTAAATGGTGGTAGAAGTTTTATTATGCTTCAGCACCTCTCCCAGAGGTTACTGTGTGTAGTTCCGTGTTTTCATATCCATTCTCCATCGTCCATTGCCCTCGATTCTAGCCCCCAGTATAGTGTAAAGCTACCAGCGTCCCCTGCTGCCTGGGAAGCTGTCGTGGAGTTCCTACTCCATTCTCCATTTCCATTGGAGAAAGGCTGACTCATCAGGGACACATAAGGGATCTAACTGTGCAGCACACCAGGCGACCAGCAGCTGTTCCATTTCCATTGGCCAAGAACAACTAACCAGGGTAGGGTAATAGAGATCCTCTGCACCACCCCCTGCTGCTGCTGGTGTGCCGTGGTAAATAATTTGCATTTGCCTCTTGACTATCTAATAAGATGGGACTATATAGTAAGCAGGGTCGGTACCGAATCCGTTTAGAAGTTTCATGAACGCCGACCCACATTAGAAAGGTAGAACNATGACTGAAGCATTAGAGAAAGATTACGAGAAGACNTGTGCAGAGCGCATAAANGAACAGTGGAAGGACCGCCAGGAAGATCTTAAAGATCCNGANTNTGAANNNCTGTCCTTTGATTACGTNGAGCCGCATACNTTCNNANACCAACTAGAGGGTTACTGGCGCTGGCAGTTCNNTTGGGGCGGGCCCAGCGACGAGCTNCGGGCNTNCGTTAACGAGAANAAAGAGATCCATCGGCTNGAATACTGGTTCATGGACTGGATGGACGGTGCNAAGCTNCAGGTNCCAGCAGAGCATGCTGCGCACCAACAGATGCAAGAGATGATCCATTGTTCTTAATAATTACATTGCTGGCTTTCGCTCATCATCCATATGCAGCCCTGGCGCTGCTGCTGCTGTACCTGGCGTGGACATCCCTGGTCTAGATCCATTGTCCATTCCATTAGCTCAAAGCTCTGGGTATATAGAGTATAAGGGTAAAGGAATGGGGGACACCCTGCTGNCGAAAAAAAAATAAAAAAAGATTTGACAAGTAGAATAACATGGGATAATAAGGGAGTATTAACAGAAAGTCGAAAGGAAAACTAAAATGACAAAAGCAGTTAATATATTAGAAGTGCTAGAGAAAGCTCATGAGAGTCAAGCTAGTATAAGTAAAAGAAATAAACAAGCTATCATAGATGCCTATGGTCGNGCNTTAACTATGAAGAAAGTCTTAGACGACTTCATCAAGGTTAATCGTAACTTAATAATAGATATGGGGATAAGTGAAAANGCTAACCTATTATCTGGAAAGGATTATTCGCTTCATGTTTCGCAGAAGTTATCCGTTAAGGTTGACACGAGTTTGGTTAAAGAAAAACTTGGCGAGTTGGAATACCATAAATGCAAAGTGCCAACGCAATATAAACAAATACAAGCACTGCCTAAAGAAGAGGCAACAATTAAAAGAAACAAGAAGTCTACAATTGAAGAAGTTGCAGATTTCAGAATTACTGCATAGTACCGATAAATTGCCTATGTAGTTTGTGGGCGACTTAGGTCGCCCATTCCATTCCATTCCATTAACGAACATAGTAATAATAGAGTATATAATGGTACACAACACCCCGTTGCAGAGTGCTTCCGTGTCAAGTAAAAATAGTTTCGATTGTTCTTGATTATAAAATAGAATGGGAGTAGAAGATCATTAGGAAGGAGAAATCAAAATGCCAGATAATGATGACTACTTATCAAGACAGTTGCAGTTAGTTAGCCAACAATTTAATATGACTAACCCAACCGACCAACCAATTACTAATCATCAGCACGTTGATAATATTAATTGGAAAGCACTTTATAAAGTACTTGAGTCTGAAGTTGAAACCATAATCCTAGATCCTAACTGTCCAAGTTATGTTAAGGAATGGGGTCAACGTATCATGTCCAAACTAGCCGAACACTTACCACGAAGGTAAGTTACCCTCGAGGGCTGGTACAAGGGCGGTTTATCCGCCCTTTTTTTATGCCCAATCACCATCTCTTCCAGGCAGCAGCCGTTAAGCAGGAGATGTTCTCCAGGCAGCAGCAGTCAGGTTAGGTACTTAGATTTAGCCAAAAACACAATATCTTGTATATCTACACCCCCACCACCCCCAAATCGGCCACGTCGCTGTGCAGTGTGTGTAAAGTGTAAGTTTTACACGAACACAGATTATGATATAACTTTTTTCAATTTATGTCTGAAATCCCAACGGAAGTTTTAAAATACGAATTAAGGAAGTTACAACTAAAAGTGGCAGAGGAGTCCCGTTCCACCTATCTTACATTTGTAAAAAAAGTTTGGCCTGATTTTATTGCAGGTTCACACCATAAAATTTTTGCACAAAAATTAGAAGATGTTTCACGTGGAAAAATAAAACGTTTAATTGTAAATATGCCACCACGTCATACAAAATCTGAGTTTGCCTCCCATCTTTTCCCAGCTTGGATGATGGGTAGGAATCCTAAACTAAAAATAATTCAAACTACACATACAGCAGAATTGTCATATAACTTTGGTAGAAAGGTTCGTAACTTATTTGAACAAGATGAATTTAAAGAAATATTTCCAGAAGTCACTTTATCACAAGATTCAAAGGCAGCGGGACGATTCACTACAAATAAAGGTGGAGAATATTTTGCTGCTGGTGTTGGTGGTGCTATCACTGGTCGTGGTGCCGATTTACTTATTATTGACGACCCTCATT